AATGAATTGTACATGGTAGTTGCGGCTTGTACTCCGCCAAGTACTTGCGCCAGTGCGCCTGAACCTTTGGCATAGGCTTGTAAATCTTTTATACTGCCGCCTGTATCATTAATCATGCCGCCTTGAGAGAATACAGAATTTCTTCCTTGAGCAGTAGTGATAGATGAAGCTTCAGCATCATAATGTGCTGGATCAGCAAATCCTTGAACAATACTGGAAGGCTGCTCAGCACCAATGTTTCCAGTGTAATATTTTACAGCTTCGTATTCTATAGTAACATCATTCTGCATAGTTCCACTTCCTTCTCTATAATCATAAGTGTCACTATTCCATTGTTGTATGATAGGATTAATTAATGTCCATGCGGCAAAAGTTTTTTGACTCATACCATAAATTGTTATGTCTCTAAAGAACGCAGGTTTACCACCTGAGCCAACTGAAAATAGCACATTTGTGCCGTCATTTGGACTTTCCCCTACAAAACCCCAGTTAGCTGTTTGTACCGTCTGACTATAAATGTCATTAGCGTTATAATTAAAGCCATTAAAATACGTGGCAATTTTTCCTAGTGTACCTGATGTAGTTGGTACCCCTTGATATTGTTGTGTTGGGTCAGCATAGTAGTAGGTATAATAATTATACCACATAGTACGAATTACATCATCTTGGTCATCGTGAAATGTAATTTTACTTGGTTCGTAATGTATTTTAGTTTGTACTAGTCGTTTACGATTATACTGATTTAAAGCTGTAGTGTCAATTTTAAATTTTGGCAAATCTACACTTTTTACCATTAACCCTAAAGTAGATACTGCTCCTGATCCGTAAATAGACTGAAGTTGTGGTATCTGTGCTGTGTTTATATTAAAGAAAACATGAAATAAAAACTTATAGCGAGGTACAAGTCCATAACCGTTTGTTAAAAACGTTTTGGCGGCGTGAGTATAATCCTTTAATAATGGACTAGTAGCCGGCTGTAAAAAGCTATTGCCCTGCCCAAAATATGACATATAGTTTAGCCGGCAGTTACAGCACTAGTTGCCGTGCCTGCTGCGGTAGCGATATCACCAGTTGTACGTGTCACTGGTTGACCAACCCCGATAGTAGCTCCGGCAGCATTAACCTGTATAGCATTGTCAAATGTAATCATTAATGTTATTTTAACTGCTTCACTTGTTCCGTAATCCATCTTATTATAGTTTACATCTTTCAAGTAGCAGCCAAGTATTTGCCAATTTTCTAATACTACAGGTTCGTTTACTCCGTTGCCGCCGTCTAGTACTTGGAATTCGGTAGTAAATTTGTAATCAATACCCGAAGAAGCAGAACTTTGCTCTAGGAAATCTAATTGTTTCTGTAATTGTTCGCCAACAAGCTGACTTACAGCACCAGTAGCGTCATCACGTAGCTCGCAACTGATATCGTTCCATGTGTGTTTACCAGCTAATTTAATAGTACTATTGTATATAGGCAATTTAATTTCTTCAAACTGTACATGAGGACGATCAAATGTCATAACTTGTTTTGTTAATTCAGTTGTAGGTGTACTAGTTCCAAAGTTATTAAAAAATACTCTGTATCTATAAGTCAACTTAGGCATTAATAAGCCCTGTGTTGACGCACTTTGTCCGTTAGCACCTAAAGGAACGGTCATGTTAGTTAGTGATGATGTTGCCATGTTATAATCTCTCCAATGTACTATTATTTAGTTAATATTTTTGGCAAAATATTGCTATTTTGCCTTATTCCTTTAAGCCGCTGCCTGTGCCGCAATAGCTCCAGTATTTTCTATACGCAATGGAATATAAATGAATTCAACTGCTTTAACTGGTTCAATCGCTATATCTACCCATAACTGATTTTGGTCAATAGTAGTTGGCGTATTATTTGATGTATCGCATACTACCAAATAATCATAGATACCACGTTTAGCCACTATGTCAATTAGTAAACTTCTAATTGCGTTACCAATTTCAGTTCTCGTAATTTGATCATTTGGTTCAAACAAGTATTGTTTACCAATAGTTTCAAGTCTACGACGTATGAATGATACCAAACGTGCTACGTTAATACGGTCTAATGCTGTAGCGGTACCTTGTAAGGTTTTATTACCAAAGTTTGTAATTCCAACACCTGGAATAAATGTAATTGGATTTATATTATGTGAGTAAAGAACATCACGTAAAGATTGTCCAACACTTAAAGTTTGGAAAGCACCAGTAATAGCATTTATATAACCAAGCAATAATGCGTTATCAACCAAACCGCGACGTGTACCTGCTGGAGCTAACCATGGATAAGCTACTTCATCGCTACGAATAATAGTACGAATCATCATGTGACTTGGCGCTGTAATAACTAAGTTTCCAGATAAATCTGTAGTTTGACAGCTAGGATAAAACACTCCCGAATAACTATCGCCCGCTGCTAAGTTACCATCTCCCGATGGAAAACCTAAACCATTATTGTTAGTTGACCAATTAACTACTTCATCTGGTGTTAAACGCAAAGGAGTGTCAACAATACTAAATGCTACATTATTAATTTCGTTGTTTAACTCTCTCATATTGATAGCTAATTCTGGATAACTAGGAACTGCTATTAAATTATATACATTTTGTTCTTCACGAATGTTTGTATTTGTATCGATAGCTGTTCTTAATGCTTCAACAATAAGTTGTCTCTGTGACTGACGTCCCATATAAGGACTACCATCTATACGTAGACCCGTAGCTGAATTCCAAGTATTTGTTTCTGTTTGGATACTCCAGTATGTTGGATTAGTATCTGGTTGTTCATTAGTATTGTTTTGAATACAAGCATATACTAAGCTGTCATACATGACATACATGCCAATGGTATAAGGATCTGTCGAAGACCATTCATAAGTCGGCCAATCTTGATTATTCCAAGCATTCATTTCAAATGTCTTAACATTAAATCCTGAACGACGTGTATTCCATAATAAAATACCGTTTGGATACAGCTCAGCATTAGGAGCATCAGGATCTAAATAGTTACTAGTTAATAAACTTTCGATTGACGGTAATGCGTCACTTACTGGATTAGTAGTTCCGTTAGGTGCCCAACGAGCGTCTTGGAATATGATACCATTACTAGTAGTGCTGTCAGTATTGGCAATTTGTACCCACTGATCAACTCCGTCAACACTCTGCCAACGATATAATAAAGGATAATTTTCTAAATCACTAGTATTAACCCACAAATCGCCGTGTACTAACGGACTTTGAGCTACGTCAGTTTGAGTTGTCGGAGCAGTTGCGCTGATGATAGGACCAGTGGCATTACACATAGTTAAGTCGTATCCACGAGCATCTACTGATACATTTTGATATCCATTCCAAGTTCCGTTATTAGATATCAAAATATCTACTTGTGAAGGATCACTGTAATACCAATATGTGCCTGTAGCAGGATCTTGATCCGGAGCAGTTGAACTAGCAGTATATGTAAATAATGGACTTCCAACCCAATTTGATAAAATTAATCCAGATGCAACACCGTTAACATAATTTTGACGAACTTGTGTTGTACTTGTAGTAAATCCAGCAGATGTTACAGGAGTACCAGTTACGTTTGTTAATATAATATCTCCGCCTTGACTATGAGTGAACACAATATTTCCTGCCGAATTAACTGTAGCACTTACGTATGGAATATTTGTAGAACTTACTGCGGCAATAAAAGCACTAGCCGTAGTTCCAGCTAGTGTTGCTGTGGCAGTTGTAAGAGTCGCTGTGCCTGGTTGTGTAGCACTAATAGTGAAAGTATTTCCGTTTACAAATGTTTGAGTAGAATTAGTACCCGCTATTACAGTAGCACCCGTATTCAAACGTTCAAATATTTCTAAGGTTGCTGTGCCATCACCAAAAGGTTCAGATTGAGCATAAGTAGAACCAGCCGCAATATTTACACCACCACCCGATGGGTCTAATCCATATATTGCTGTAGCATCACTACTGTAAACTGGACAAGTTTGAGCAACATAAACACCCAATGTTGAACTGTATTTTTTAAGTACAATATGAGTTCCTAAATTTACATTAGATGTTTTCATCCAAATTGAACCAGTTGGCTCAGGCATTCCGCTAAACGAAGCCCATTGTGGAACCGTATAGCTTGGACTTGCTTGGAACATTGGAGCATAATAAGTACCATCAGTTAATCCTAATGCTGTATAGCTTGGGCTTGATCCTGCTAAAGTAATTGTTCCTGATTCTAAAGCAATTCTACCACCACTTACATAACTAGCTGTTGTAGTATTAGCAAAAGTTACTTGAGAAGAAGAACAAGTTAATACAGTAAATGTACCGTTATATCCAGATGGATTAATACCAGAAACTACAATAGTACTACCAACAGGATAAGGTGCCTGAGAAGCTCCTGTAAAAGTTAAAGTTGCTACAGATCCAGTGCCACTGGCTGCTGTTACTGATAATTCAGGTCCAGCTGTATTATCGCAATATAAATTTAATGCGCCACTAATATTGGCAGCATAAACTCCAGTAATACCTGCGTTGTTAATTGCGTTACTTACACCAGTAACTGTATTATTTGGACTACCAGGAACAGTGATTGTTACGCCGTTAACAGTAAAACTATTAGCCGCAGTTAAACTTGTAGGAGTTGCTTGTCCTTGAACTGTTGCCCAAGCTGTTTGCCATTCTGGACTACCAACTAATACCCAAGTGTTATATAAACTAGAAAGACTTCCGGCATTAGTTTGTGCGCTAGTTGGGCCGCCACGTTTAAAATAAACAGGATTACTTGTACTTGTTGATACTACAGCGTATTGACCAATACTTCCATAAGTTGTTAATGGTACTGTGGTATCAGTTTCTAAATATTCAACATTAGTAATAACTGTAGGAATTTGATTAGTAAAAGAATTAGTTGCTAGATTCCATTGGAATATACCCCATGCTGTATTTGTAGTATCTAACCAGAATGTACCGTTAGCAGGAGCACCAAGAGGACGAGTTAAACTAGCCGCAAGACTAGCTAAATCTATATTAGCACGTAATACATAACATTGATTTGTAACACCCAATGCGGAATAAGCCGCCAATAAACCGTACTCGTTAAGTTCATATCCGTTAATAGGAGTACCAGCAGTAGTAGTGTAGAAAAACGGTACACCATAGTAATTAGATAGTGCTCTTTGACTAGTTGCTAGATAAAGTTTATCAGCATTGGCAGCTAATGTACCAGGAGCTACTCCAGCTCCATCGCCGGATAATTTATTTGACGCTGTAGCAATAACTACTAGCGGAACTGAGTTAGTTGCGGCAGGTAAATATTGACTTTGATCAACTACTGTCACCTCTACGCCGGGGGATACTAATGTTGTGGCCATTGTAAAATCCTTTTTAATAATTACTAATATTTAGTCCATAACGCAAAAATAACGGTATCTACTATCCCTTATGTAAGGTTTAGGCTAAATATTGTATGAATAGACCCTTATGTACCAACTGTAAACAGCGTTTTTGTGCTATAAACTGTTATCGAGGAGAAAAAGTTTACTATCGCAAAATGTGTGAGCACTGTATAAAACGTGGCAAAAAAATAAAACCACCAGATCCCAGTTGGTCAAAGTCTGGCTACAAGAAAAAAACCATTTGTGATCGTTGCGGCTTTCGCAGTAGATACTCAGCACAACTAATAGTTTATCACATTGACGGCAATTTAAATAATAGCACTGTAAGAAATCTGCGTACTGTTTGTCAAAACTGTGTCGTAGAAATTACAAAGTCCGATCTTATTTGGCGGCCCGGAGATCTTCAACCAGATCTCTAACTTGACGATATAAATTGTCAAGGCCGTCTTGATTGTTATCTAAAGTATAGTCAAACTTAGTGCCTGCCCAGGCTGTTTCGCTAGCATGAATATTATAATTTGATAATTTACTTTTTGACATAGTCCACTTAATATTGGTTGGTCCTTGATTTACTATTTCGGCAAATGCGTACCAATCGGGTTCTGGACCACGAATCACTCTTATAACTGTACCACCTTGTTTTTTAATCGCTTGTATTTCGTTAGGAAATCTACAGTCTGTAATTACTATGTCATCTTTGGTGTTACGCAATTTGTTTTCTAAACTAGCTATCCAAATATCATCGTGAAAACTTCTACGTGCTACTTCTGTACCCCATTTTTGTAATACCAATCGAGGTGTTAAATCAGGCATGTTTAACCGTTCGGCCCACCAGGGATCTATTTCTTCTCGCCATTCTCTACTGGACTTAGTTCGTCCTTCTAACATTTCTCTGTTCCAGCCAAATACCGAAGAAACTGCGTCTTTGAGTGTGTTAGCAAATGATTCACGACGAAATTCATAAACATTTTGTAAGTAATCTGCTATAGTATCTTTTCCACTTCCTATCAGACCCACAATCCCGATAATCATTTTATATCCCTTATTCCCAAATGTTTAATTGTTGCTTGTACTCGCTCTATTTGATGCCGGCAATCCTCTAAAGCATGATGACTAGTTGGACCCTTGGGACAATTAGGCCATAATGAAATCAAAGTTCTACTGTCTCTAATTTTATAAAATTGCCAAGGTTGTTTTTTCTTAAGACTACGATAAGCGTGTTCCAAAATATTAATGTCATAAGTTGGACCTTGCGCCCATATAAAATCATGTTGCCATGCTATTCGATATAAGCCATCTAGTGCTTCTTCCAAGGGAATTCTATCTGCTTCGTTAAAGGCTTCATCTTGAGCGGCACCTTGGGTTGCCCACCATTTGACGGTTTCGTCGTTTATATCTCTATTTTCTTGACTTTCTAGTGTTACACGACAGTAAAAATTTCTGTCTTCATAATAACCAGTACCAAATGGATCAAAACTCTGTGCCGCTATTGTTAAT